TTAACCTAATTTGCTGTTTAAAAACTCCACCTGATCCCGGTCCTTATCACACATCCATTTAGAGTAAACCTTATACACCATACTGGCATCAGTATGCCCCATCTGGCTGGCGATGAAAGAAGGGATCGCTCCTGCAGACAACAACCAGCACGCGTAAGTATGTCGAGACTGATAAGGGACACGGCTGCGTATTCCCGCTTTTTTTAGTCCCTGCTTCCAGCTATAGCCCAGCGCGTTTTTTGAATAATAGGGATTCGGAACGGCAAATTTAATTACCGGACGAAACACAAACCGTACGTGCTGCTGATCAGTGCTCGCATACGCACGATGGTTAAATGTGATTTCTGTCGTCTGGTCTGCACCGGTCAGATGGAACTGAGCTCTTAACGCTTCGAGGGCTGGCTCCAGCAATGTGATCGTGCGTTCTCCGGCGGACGTTTTAGGCGGCCCGAACTGATCATAGTTGTTCAGATTCCGACTGACGTGAATTTTTCCATTGACCAAATCAACATCATCCCATCCAAGTGCGCACAGCTCCCCATGACGAAGACCTGCGTAAAAGGCCAGTTTCCATAAGTTAACAACTGAAGCTGGTAACACCGAAATGAATCGCTCGTATTCTTCCATCGTGAATGGATCCGGTGCTTTCCGCGGCCGTTTCAAAGAAGGAATATCTTCAAAAGGGCTGTTCGTAATAATGTGGCTACGTTTGGCAAATTTCAGCATGGCGCAAAGTGTGCGGATTTGCTCGTTTACCGTGGCTGGTGCCCGGCCCGTTTTATTCAGGTGTGGCACAACATCATTGCGTACATCTCCCAGCAACAACTCCTTGCGGTATTTCAGAATGTCGATCTGTTGAATATCTGCGATCAGGGTTTCTCTACCAACGATCCGCAGCAGAATCTTGATGATGGAATGCATGTTCCGCGCTGATGCGTAGGACATTTCCAGCTCTTTGGTTCCGCTGTATTCATCACACAGTTCCTGGAAGGTACTAATCCTCAACGTAGTTGAGAATTTTTTTGCTGCCTTAGAGCCAGGAAACTGCAGGCCATAATCAAATACCCCCATCTGGATATCACTGGTGATCTTCGCTCTGAGCTGGCCTGCTTTTTTGAGGTTGGCGTTAGTCACCAGCCAGCCTTTAAGCGTTTCCCGGCAACGAACCCCTCGGTAAATGAACCATATCCGAATCTTGCCATTGTGAATTTCAACACCCGTTGGCGCCACGTCACTGCTCCTGAACGAAACTGTTTATCTTGGGGAAGTTGTACCAAAGTGTCGCCCGCGGAGAGTTGTTATCTCCTTCTGTCTGGGTTACACGCTTAAAATGAATACCTTCGATCCAGCGATGAGCGCGGTAGCAAGTTACCTGCCGCTTTGAGAGTCCCGTTCTCTCACACAGCTTCGCTTCGACCACCCACTCTTCGTTAAAAATCACCTGTGCCATCTTTCACCTCAGGTAACCGACATCATTATAAAGATGCCGGTTGTTAAACATTGATATTTCAATATCAGGCGATCTGCCCGGGTAAGGATCTCAGGCGGCGCATGCCGGTCATCGCCGTGGCCACGTAGCTCGCCTTGCGGTTCACCACCTCCACCCACATCTTTACCCCTTCAACTCGAACCGTGTACGTCTCTTTCATCCGGCTGCGCCCGTAATTGCCGTAGCGTTCTGCGTGTGCCGCCAGGGCAATGTCGTAGGCTTTACGCGCCAGCGGTGACTGTGTGCTGCGGTTGATTAATCGCATAATTTCTCTACCGGGAGGGCGAACCCTCCCGCCTCCCTTAGGCCACGTATTCCGGTTTCATATCTGCCAGGGTGATGCTGAACTGATCGTGCAGGTCATCGCCCATGTGTCGTTTCGCTGCTGCCAGCACGCGCTCGGCTTCAGCGAATTGCTCAACTGCTCCCGGTTCGCCCGGTTGTGGCAGGGAGTTAATCGCCGCTTCGACCGCATTGCGGTGCTTTACCAGGTGGTAACGGCGCGTGGCCTTGTTTTTCAGTTCGGTGAACAGGGTGGTTCCAAGCGCAGCTTTTGCATCGTTGATTTCATTGCCAACGGCTGCGGCAGCCTCCAATGTTTCGGCAGCATCAATCCGATCCCGGAAATCATCGGCCATAGCATCGACGTTGGCGGCTGATTCCTGCGCGCTATGGGTTGTTGTTACAGTGTCACTGTGGATGTCAGCTAAGTTAACGCGCTGCGGTGCCGGGTTGATCTCCTTCTCGGTGCGCGGTTCAACTTCATCCGGGCTGTAGACGCCGAGGATGACCTCAGGGCAGTACAGGCGCGCCCAGTACTTCACCGCGAGATAGGCGATCTGCTGCTTGGGTGCCGTTTTCCACAGTGGGGAGTTCCGGGTGGTAATGTCAGCCAGGTAAATGTTCTCGCCCCAGGTGATATCCGTCTCGCCGCGCAGGACAGCGCCAACCCGGACAAACAGGCCCAACTCATCGCGGCCGTCTTTCTTACCGGCGATCTTTTCCCAGTCGCCGCCGTATTCGTAATGGAAACGTCCCACTATGGCGCTTGAACTGGAAATAACCGCGTTCACCAGCTGCGCTTCGTAACCTAGTACGCCGTTGACCAGGTGCGTTTTCTGAGCGACCGCGTAAGGGTTCATGCCCCACTGCATGGCCTGCATGACGATCGCCATGCAGTCGGCTGGTTTACCTGCAAGGTGTTTCGGTACAGTCACAGCAGACTGCGCCATCAGTTCAGCAAATGCGGTCAGCTGGCCGAGTGCCTGAACGTTGAATACAGCGTTACTGGCAGAGATAGTGTTTGGAGTCTGCTCTGCGGCGATGATATTGGTGTTTTGCATGGTCATTATCTCCATTAAGCCAGGCGCAGCGCTTCAAGGCGGCGCAGGTCGAAGTCGTTCAGTTCGTCGGTGTAGTCTTCGGTGATCGGCGCTGGCCAGCAGTTAGTGTCATAAGCCTGAGCCAGGGCGTGCATGGTTTTCTGATACTCCTGTACGCCCAGCGCCAGCAGATCGTCTGAAGCTTCAATAACCGCCACCCAGTGGTAGCCCTCGTCTTTATTGACGAAGATCCAGAAGAACTGGTCAAAGTCAGCGACGGTGCAGTACATACCCGCGCTGAGGTGGTAATCGCGGTCGATGATTTCCCGGTGCAGTTTGGCGCGCAGGCCATCCTGCTTAACGCGGCCCATGCTGATCGTCTTAAGGTCAACGCCAATACGAACGCCGTTGATTTCAACCTCAAGGTCCGGGCGTACACGAACTTCAAGGCCGGTTTCGTCGTCCATACCGAAGTAACTGGTTTCTACTGAACGGGAAGGGTGGCGCAGTAGTTTCCCGGCCGATTCATGGTTCAGCAGGGCCTGCTGAATTGCAGTGGCCAGCGCCAGTTGTTCACTGGGCAGAATGGTTTTCCCGGCAACGCTATCGCGCCACTCCTGCTCAAACTCATCAGCGAAGATGGCATTCGGGTTCACTGCGCGGATCGCCGCCTGCAGTTCATCTTTCTTGCCGGTGAGCTTCAGCTGCTCGGCTTTTGGTTTATCCGCGTTATATTCGCGAATGAACGCCTTCATAGAGTCGGTGGTGGTGAACGCTTCTTCCGGGACGCCAGGGAACACCGCAAACTCCTCGTGAAGCTTCTCCGGCTCCAGGGCCAGCGTGTGAGCCAGACTACCGAACGTCAGCGCCTCGCTGCTTTCGCGGCGGATAGTCTTAGTCACATGGCGGCCGTGATAGAACATCAGGCTGACACGGGCATCTTTCACTTGGGTGCTGCTGATCCCGTTCGCTGCGTGGTAGACGTTATTCGGCAGACCTTCATAGCGGCCCGGTTCGAAGTACGCCGGGTATTCCGGTGCGCTGGCGGTTTCCTCCGGCGCTTCGGTGGTAACTTCCGGCTGCGTGGCGTTCGCCAGCTCTGGCATGGCGGCGGCCAGAACTTCTGCCGGCTTCAGGGCATCTGTTTGCGGATCAGCTGCATTAGTGCTTTCGCCTGGTGATACCGCATCAGTAACTTCGACTTTCTCTGGCTGAGCCTCTTCCATCTGCACATCGCTGGAGTTCTCCGTTACTGTTTCCGTTTTTTCGAATGCATTTGAGGGGGTATTGATGACCGGGTCAGTATTTCCCCCCAGCAGGCCATCGATAGAGAACACGCCGCCTCCGAGGTTAGCGACCTGTGGCTGGCTGGTGGCGGCCAAGTCTTCTTTAACCCATTTCGGATCTGCTGGGTCACCGATGCCTTCAACGAATTCCCCGCGGGCTGCAGCCAATCCGTCATCTACTTCCTGGCGGGTTGGCTCTTCCACTTTCGTCTGGCGGCCTGCGCGAGGATCTTCATCCCACTCTGGATAGCCCTTCGAACGCTCGCCATTTTCATAGATTCCGTTCGCGGTGAACCATTCACGAACCTGCTTACGTAGTTCGACCGTGGTTAACTCATCACTCCAGGGGATTGCACGGGCAATACCAAAAATACTGTCAGCGTTGTAATCGGTAATGTCAGAGGTTTTGCCGAGCACCTTGAGCGCTCTGGAGTGGGCCTCATCTTTTTTGTCAGCCAGCTCTTTAGCCGCCATGAGCTGAGCACGGTTAATTTTCCCGGGTACGGCATCCGGGTAAAGCTGTGCAATTGCTATTTCGATGCTCAGGTTCGCCATGTTCTGCGGCACCGCACGCTTATAGGGTTCGGCAGGTTGTGGCTCTTCGGATTTCTCGTCTTGTGGGACACCAACACCATCAATGTGGCTGCCTGCAGCCCATTCACTTGTCAGGATTTCGTGGTCACTAGCCTCAGTAGACTCCCAGATTCTGGTGAAGCGGAGGACCAGAGCCAGTTCATGGCGTTTATCCATGCTGAATACTTTTCGGATCGCGTCGGTATAGCTCCACAGGGCCTTGGTATCGAAATCCTTCAACTCTGGGCAGCTTTCAGCAGCAAGCAAAAGGGTCTGGATATAGCTATTGTCGGTATCACTCTCCAGCGCATGCAGTTCCGCATGTTCGCTACGGGTGACATGATGGCGCAGTTCGTCCACCGTCAGTTGAGCCAGCAGTTGTTGGCGGAATGGCAGTTTGCTGACTGGATAACGAGTAAACTCATCACCGGTTTTATGGACCCGCAGGCCATTCTCATACCAGTAATCAGGCTCATCCCTGGCCGGGAGCTTTCCACTCTTCCAGTCTTCAACCAACTGATTGCGTTCACCAGCTTCTGCCATAATCCAGCCCGACATGAAGGCGGCCACCAGTGCAGGGTCGTGTTCTTTGTCCTGCGGAAAAACTTCTTTGACGGCCTGCACCAGCTTCCACTCAGCATGCAGGCTAAGATCGCTTATATCAGCAACGTCATTTTTGGCCTTCAGGAGACACTGGAAGTAAACATTTCCCTCATCGGTCGCCAGTTCGTTGGCGACGATGTGCTGCTCCTGGCTGATTTCCGAAAGGTATTTGTCACCCAACAGATGAACGGCGAAGCGGACAGCCGGGGTGCGATTTTCAAGCTGGGAGGTGCTGCCCACATCTGCGGTATCAGTGGCGGTTACCGCCGCGACTGGCTGAATCTCATTGCTGGTGGCACTGTCCAGGGCGATTGTGGTTGCGCTCTGAGAGGCGGCTCCCGGGATCACGTTCCAGGTGCGCTGGTCTTCTGCCAGGGTGTAGCGCTCGCACCAAGTGTAATCAATGACGCTTTCTTCAGGCAGGTCGTCAACTACAGGCATATCCGTACGGACAGGCTTGGCGTAATCCTTCCCGCGGCCAGTTTCGATGCCAGCTTCTTCCAGCTCGACATCGAGCGTCAGGGCGGCGCGGGCTTCACTTTTCGCAGTAAACCAGATCACTGCATCTTGCTTACCGGATTTCTGGGTGGCCTTAACCACATAGAAAAATTCCATGTCAGATCCTCATTTTTGGATGTAAGATCCCCGGGCCAGAGATTGCGCCCAGTGGGTGTGTTTTTGGTTTTGGTATAAATTCCGGTGTAACTTTGGTCGGTGGCACCGGACGTAAACCCCGCCTTGCGCGGGTTTTACGTTAGGCTTCGTGGGCCATCTGGTCGTACGAAGCGCAACGCGTAGAACAGTAATTACGTTGTTCGCGCGCCAGCTGGGCGCCGCGGATGAAGATCAATACGTTTTTAACTTCTTTCCCTTGCTCGATTGAGTTGCTGCAGTATGCGCATTTCGTTGAGTTACACATCTGGGTTCCCCTTCTGCGCCAGCAGATAACAGATACGGCGAACAATCACCTCAACCCAGTTCAGTTTTACGGCCTGATGCCGTACTGGTTTACGTGCGTAGTCAATCATGGTCACCCTCATTTGCCCTTGTCGCCAGGCTGGCGGAACGTTTCTTTAACCTGACAACGCTGCGCTTGTTGTCGATGCATTGAAGACTACAACTTAAAGTTTCGAATGTAAAGCCGAAGAAACAAAAAGTTTCGTTTGAGTATAAAAAAAGACACCTCAGGCGGGTGTCTCATTTTGGCGATAAACTATGGCTTGCTATTTTTGCTGATTGTGGATGATGTCAAACACATCACTTTTGAGAAGATCAATTTCGTGTAACACGGTCTTTGTATGCAGTATGAGGCGCAGCTTTTCTGCCTCAGGCAACTGGTTAAAGAGGGATAATAAAGCCTCTTCTTTTTCGTCAAGCTCTCTGCGTGTGCTGGTGGTTAGCATGACATTCTCTGCATCCCCATCCTCATCCATAAAGAACCAGTGCTCGGGCTTACGTGAAACAGCTGCAAGGCGTTTCAGACGTTCGCCACTGGCCACTGTTTTTCCCTTTGACCAGTTTTGGACAGCCGTATGGGAGAGCATGACCTGTTTTGCGAGATCGGCCATATTCCAGCCATTTTCGGTCATGACCTGTTTGATTCTTTTTGCGAATACGGGATGAGCGACTTTATTCATATTGTTATTTTACAACCTTTGGTTTCGCCTAGCACTCCAACTATTTGTTTCGTTTTTCTTGCAACTTAAAGTTTCGCTGAGTATCCTCATGTCATTCCACTGACAGGAGGCCCAATGAACAAATCACTTAAAGAAAAAATCACCAATACCATGTCGCGTGTCGACATTGGTGCGCAGCTTGGCATTTCATCTCAGGCAGTAAGCAAATGGATGAGCCAAGGGAAAGTCCCTGCGGGACGTGTTGTCCCTCTTTGCAAAGTCCTCAACTGGGCTGTAACGCCCCACGAAATTGATCCAGATGCCTACCCAAACCCAACCGATGGTTTACCGCGTCAGGAGCACTAATCATGCAAACACTTTCTTTTCAACAGAATAACAGAGCGCCAGCAGAGCGCCTGACATTCTCGTTTCATCAGAATGAGAGGGATGACCCAAAGATTGATCACAGCGCCATCTGTTCTGCCGTTCGCGCCTGGGCGGCTGCAGATGGGCGTGTGGCTGTAGCCCTGGCAATCAAAGAAGCGGTTGAAGAGGCGGGACTGACAGGAATCGACACCAGCTGCAATGCCGATGTATGGAATGTGAAGCTGTTTCGTTGGCTGGATAACAAGGAGAAGTCTTCAGTCTACCGGGCGAACGTCGAGCTGCTAGAGCCGGTCATCCTTTCAGTGTTGCCACTGGCGTACCGTGATCGCGTGGTTAAAAGCGATTGCGCCTCTGTGCGCATAGCCGCAGCGGTTAAAGAAGATGCCGAAGCAATCCAGGCTGTGATTTTAAGAGCGCCAAAGCATGAGCGCCTGAAGGAGATCAGCGAAAGCATCGTGGCGAGGTTCTATCTGGATGGACCGGATTCGGTAGCACCGCTTATGGCGATGGTTACAACGATGCTGGGGGTTGTATGACGGAGTTAAAAATGGCGAAAGCCGCGGTGCGCGAACACCAACGGCTTTCTAATGCAAAAACGGTAGGTAATTGCGGAGATCAGTATGTCAAATACCGCTGAAGTTATCAAATTTCCGACTAAAACCGAGCAAACAGGAGGTCACATGGCCGACCTGTCCAACGGGTACACCAGGATCGCAAACGAGATTCAGAAGCTGAAACCACGCCTGCGCATGTCGGGGCGTGAATGGCAGTGTCTGGAAGCGGTGATCTGGCTGACCTACGGATGGAACAAAAAACAGGACCGGGTTACCAACACCGTCATCGCCGGGCTTACAGGGCTGGCTGATACGCATGTTTCTGATGCGATCAGTTCTCTGGCAGAGCGTGGAATTATTTTCAGTCACAAGCAGGGCGTGATGAAAATTGTCGGTATAAATACTGACCTATCTGCCTGGATTTTGGACAAACCGAAAACGGGAAAACTCTTCCCGAAAACGGGAAAATCCTTCCCGGAATCGGGAAAAACCTTCCCGGAAACGGTAGCCACCCAAGACTATAACAATAACAATATTAAAAGATCATCGTCAGAGAATTCTGGCGAATCCTCCGACGACCGTCTGATGAAGTTTTTATCAGCTCATCCTGAGGCGGTAATTTACACCCCCAACTTCACCAAGTGGGGAACTGCAGCTGACCAGCAGTGCGCAGAGTGGATCCTCGCCCTGCTCGAAAAAGTTAAACCCTTCCCGAAGCAACCCATCATGGCCGCCTGGGCTAACGACGTGCGCCTGATGCGTGAGCTGGATGGCCGCAGCCATCGCGAAATTTGCGAGCTGTTCCAGTGGGCGAGCAAAGACGCGTTCTGGCACACAAACATCCTTTCGCCCGCAAAGCTCCGCGCTAAGTGGGACACCCTAAGCCTTCAGCGCGATGCTGGCCGCCGGACGAATGCCGGGAGCGTCACGGGCATCGACTTCAACAACACAGACTGGATCAACGAGGTGTTCGATGGAAAGACTATCTGAACAACTGATGAGCTGCGATCGCGAAAGCCTGCGCCGCATTGCGCACAGTATGCCTGATGCCCCCGCAGAACGCCCTCAGGCTGAGCAGACGGCTGAAATCTTCAATGCCCTGTTCAGTGCTCTGCGCGCAGCGTTCCCGGCGGCAATGGCTGGATTTCGTGAGCAGAGCGATTTCAACGAACTTCGCCGCCAATGGGCTATGGCCTTCCAGGAGAACGGGATCACCACCATGGCGCAGGTTGCCGCTGGTATGCGGATCGCGCGCCGTCAGGAAAAACCCTTTCTGCCGTCTCCCGGCCAGTTCGTCGCATGGTGCAAAGAGGGGCACAACCTCCTGGGATTCAGCGTTGACGACGTGATGACTGAGTACTGGAAGTGGCGCCGCCTGATATTTCGGTTCCCGACGAGCGAGCAGTACCCCTGGCCTGCGCCAGTTCTGTATCACATCTGCATTGAACTGCGCCGCCAGAGCACCGATCGCCAGATGACCGAAAGCGAGATGCGCCAGGCCGCCGGCAAAGTGCTTTCAGGTTGGGAAGAGCGAGTAGCCGCTGGCAAGCCTGTACCGCCGGTTCGCCGCGCCATCGCTGCCCCGGCTAAGGCCAGCGGACCAACCCCAGCAGAGATGCTGATGGCCGAATACCAAAAACGCAAAGCAGCTGGTCTGATTTAATAGGAAACCTCATGGAAACTGTAATTCAAGCTCTGAAAGCAATGGGTAAGGCGACGGCGCGCGAGGTAGCGAGTCGTCTGGATATCGAGCCTGCGACCGCGCTGAACATGCTGCGTGAGCATGAGGCGACCGAAGAGGTTACTCCGATCAATGGCTATTGGGTGCTGCCTGCCGGAAAGCCTGTGTCAGCCAGACCGGTCAGAACCGCAGTTCGGCCGCCGGTGAAAGTGACAGTGAATGACCTCATCCAGCTTCTGACTGAGCATGGACCAAAATCTTCCGCTGAACTGGCAATCCTGGCGCGTATCGAATCGAAACGAGTAGCACCGATGCTGACCTACCACATGACAAAGGGCCAAATTCTGCGTGAAAAAATTGACGGTAAGTTTGTTTATTCCGTCCGCGTAGATATGCATGAGGGTGCGGTGGAGAAAAAGCTGGTCACCGTAGCGTCAGAACCTGAGCCAGCCACCGTATCTTCTATCGTTACCGACGCGGATAAACCACTGGAGCAGTTCGTCAGCGAGATCCCATCGTTCACCGAAAGGCATGTGGCCGGACAGATTATCCCGACAGTCCAAGTGATCTCCCGCGAAATCCGTCGCACCAGAAACAAACTGGCGGGCCTGGAGAAACTGCGCGAGGCGGTCCGGGTAGTTGGCCGCCATAAAAACCTCGTGCAACAGCTGGCAAACACGGAGGCGGGTTATGCCGAGACCAAAAACGCATAGCGAGCGCACCCTGTTCATCGCCTGGATTATCGAGCTTGTGAAAAAACATGGCCGCGCAACGACAAACGATGTCGTCGCCATTTTCGGCCTGCACCGCACCACTGCCGAGAAATACATCCGGGCTGCCGTAGAGCAGGGGGAACTTATCCGCCACGGGCGCTGCGGCGTCTTCCGCGACAAGCGGGCAGTTATCGATTTTGACATGGAGCGTTACACGCACCGAGGAGTATCACATGAGTGATTCACTGAACAACAAAGAACTGGTGGCCGTGGGTCATCAGTTTGCGAAGACGATGAGCTGCGACACGGCGATCATGGACATCGCGAAGATTGTTTCGCGTCTGGCTGAGCGGCTGGACTGCACCACCCTGGCGCTGCGCGAGATGACGAAGCAGCGGGATGCGCTGGCGACCGTGCAGCAGCAGGGTATCCGCAAAGCGCTGGATGAATGCTCCGAGTATCTCGAAAGGGACTGCATCATGGAGACGAACGGCATTAGCTACGAAGAAGCAGCTCAGCGAGAAGTCGGCGCAATGGTTCTTCATGATGCGTTACTTCGCCAGGGGGCTTCTCTATGAGCGACAGCACCAAAACGCTGAACTACGACCCGGCAGACCCTGACAAAATGCGGCTACCGGCTGGCACTACATGCGGTGACTGCCACCACATTCGTCGCTGTAAAGCTATGTTCGGCCACACCGAAACTGACTCCTATTGCGACTGGTCGCCATCCCGCTTTGTACGTGCGAAGGTGAAATGCGAACGCTGCATGGTGGGAATGATTGGCAATAAGCCTATTCTCGCTGGCGATTGGGCTGATGCCGCCTCCGACTTCGACAGGGTGATCGAAGAGTGGAACGAAAAGACCAAGCGCTTTGCCGTTCCGCACCCGGGATTCGCCCGTAAATTCGTTTTCTGCCCGATGTGCGGCAGCAAAGTTGAGGGGGAGTGATATGTCCGAGCAAACAGTTTTGGATATGTGCTGTGGCTCCCGCATGTTCTGGTTCGATAAGCAGGATCAGCGCGCCGTATTCAGCGACATCCGCGCCGAGGAACACACCCTCTGTGACGGACGCCATCTAGTCATCAGTCCGGATTTGCTCGCCGACTTCCGCGCACTGCCGTTCGCTGAGAACACTTTCCCTGTGGTGGTGTTCGACCCGCCTCACCTTGAGCGCGTTGGCGAAGATGCCTGGATGGGAAAGAAATACGGAAGGCTGAACAAGGATACTTGGCGCGACGACCTGCGCGCCGGGTTTACTGAGGCGTTCCGGGTCTTGCGGCCACACGGCGTTCTCATATTCAAATGGAACGAAACGCAGATCCCGGTTAGCCAGGTTCTGGCACTGACAGACGTTAAGCCAATCATCGGCCAGCGCACCGGGAAAAATGACAAGACCCACTGGATCTCGTTCGTCAAAGACGGTGAGCAGCAGCAAAAATCTGACCCGCAACTGCACTACGCAACAAAACGGATCGTCGAACTGGAAAGCCTGCTGCTGGTGGATGTAACCGAAACCGTATGGCCTGCCGAAGTGGGCATGGTCTACGGACAGATTGAAAACGCCGGGGATCTCCCGGCACATCACCAGCGCCGCCTGAAACATCACATCAACCGCATGTGGCTGGAGAAAATGCCGGTACCGTCAGTTATCGCTGCTGCCCGTTCTCTGGCCGCCGCCATGGAGGAATACGCGTGAGAGAAATCATCGTTGATAACTTTGCCGGTGGCGGCGGGGCGAGTACTGGAATTGAGCTGGCGGTCGGCCGCAGCGTGGATATCTTTAGCGACCGTAAGATGCATTCGGAATTCTGAACAAGCAGTTGCGCAAACTAAATTTAGAAAACATTACCCGCAAACTGCTTCAGAGGCATTTTATAATGCGGGTAACCGGCATTATTTGTTAATCGGCCGTAGTAAGGTCATCAACTCGACAAGCTCATGAATAGAAGTATAGGGTTCGGGTGCTTGGTACGCGCAAAATTTATTAGCCAATTTTATTGCCCGCTCTCTTGCAATATTTAAGCGCGGATTGGTGATAGCAAATGCGCCTCCGGCACCTTTCTCGTAACCAGGAATATATTGTTTTAGACGTCGCATCACTTCATAACGATGGATAGAAGCCTGAATATCTTCATAATGAATCAAAAGCCAAAATTCAAAGTTAGGCACAGAGGCAATAGCTTGGAATTTCACAGGCTTTTTGTTGTCGTTGCGTAACTTACCATTAAGTTCCTCAGCTCTAGTCAGAGCATCGAAGTAAGTGCGATGGTCATCGCGGTCAAATACTGCGAATACACACTCAAAGGCACGTGGCTGAATATTTTGTTTAATATCGCCATTTTCAAACAGATCTTTCGCGTGCTGCACTACCTGTATCGGTTCTGTACCTAACTCACTGGGTTGCACAGTCACATTGGCAGTATGTAAGCGGAATTCTTTACGAATTTCCTTAAAATAGTTTGGCTCAGTCTTGCTACCTTCTGAGACGATCAGTATGCGGTCGTAACTGGCACGTTGTCCTTGCTTTCGTTCCAGTTGTTTTCTCTGGCGTTCTTTCGGAGAATTATCACGAGCCATCAGTTTTTCAACCCCAAAGTATCACTCAAGAATGGAATGCCGCCGTAACGCCCCATAAGATATCCTCTTTCTAGAGCTTCATTTTTCCGTGGACTAAATTCAGATAGTGCTACCAAAGAAGATGCTTGATTTCTATCTTTCTCGACAAACCAAATTTGATCCCGGCGGAATAAATCAGGCGAATCGAGTAGCGAGGTATCATGGGTACTGAAAATAAGCTGAGCACCAGCAGTGTTCACATCAGGTTGGTGGAACAGTCTCACCAACTCACGCACCAATAATGTATGTAAACTAGTATCCAGTTCATCAAAAATCAGTGTAAGGCCTTTTTGTAAGATATCTAAAACAGGACCAGTGAGGAACAGTAGATTTCGGGTGCCGTTGGATTCATCCATCAAACTAAACTCAGCGCGACCTTGTTCAGTAACATGTGAAAATAGAAGCTCTTTATTTTCTGTATCTTCATGGCGTACTTCTGTTTTCCCTGCCTGAAGATCGAAATGGAAAGTTTGACCTTTGACCTTTCGAGTGACAACCTCAATATCGCTAATGCTTATGTCGGCAGCGGAAAGAAAATTACATATTTGCTTACGATCCTCAGATTGTTGAAGCATGTCGATCGAAATATGCGGACTCAGAGGTGACAACTCATTAAAAATCACCAATCCATTCATAAACCAATCAAAAATTGGCCGTAAAGCTTCGCTATTTAGCTGAACTGCCATTGACAGAAATAAAGAATTGGGACGAGTTGCTCCTTCCCAAACACTTTTAGCTCCTTTTAGGCCAGAACCAAATTCATACACATCTTTGTCAGTTTCAGCGTCAAAGTAACGCTCGAACCAACGTTGTGGCTTAAAAGCTTTATAAACCAAGAGGTATTCACTAACAATGCGTTTCGATGTCATGGCAAAGCCATACTGATAACGCACTCCTTCTATGAGAAATGATACCTCGAACTCGGTTGGTTGGTTGGCAGAATTTGCATCGAGGCGGAATGGTTGAACACTATAGTCTTGGCCCGGTTGAACTATCGTAGCCGATTCAAGCACAACGCCCCGCATGTACTGCAGTGCTTTGATAAGATTTGATTTTCCTCCCGCATTGGCACCGTAAACTACGGCACTACGTAGCAACCTTGGGACAGCACTTAGCCCAGTGCTTAAAGTATGGGTTTCCTCATAACTCTTGTCTTTGGATGCAACAAGGCTTAGCACCTGCTCATCACGTAAGCTACGGAAGTTTTTGACACGAAATTCAACAAGCATCTTATTTTTACCGTATTAACAAAAATATAATGACATTATGCGTTAAAACTACATTTCATCAAATTATTTTTGCTTCATTTAGAGAATTGGATGAGGTTTTTTAGAGTTTACCCACCCAATTGGCAACAAACAGTTAACTATTTGGCTAATGGCTTGACAGAAGCTATCAATTCCTATTTGGGCTTGGACTACCTTTTCGCAAGGTCTTTGATGATGTTTCTGAGCAACGCTTACGAGTTGGATCATAACAAAAATATCTGTTGATGAAGACAATTAAGGGTAGCGCTCAGTGATAATAATATTTATTAAAATCAATTAGATGAACGGGTTTGTGCAGGCATGCATTTCATGTGCATACTTAAGCCAAACAAATAATTACTGTTTATGCATACAGTGTTTTGTTGTATGGTTTAAGTGCTACAGAATAAAATGAATTTTTCTTCCGGCGAACCTATTAGGAAATTTGCGCCATTTGTTATTTTGGCTCTGTGGAGTGGAGTTCTCCCCGCCGGGAGAGAGTATTTGAGGTTAGCAAAGTGAGGGGGTTGATGTGGCTGAGGTTTGTTCTGATGGAGGTGAGTATTACGATCTCGTGAGGCGTTCAGACGGAGCGCCTGTAAGTTCGTTTAAACTCCGGCCAGGGGATCGCGTGATGATAAATTCTGCTGGTGCAGTAATCGGACATAAGCACCTCCAAGCGGATGAGCGCGTCATATCTCATGAAACGCTGGTCGAGATCGTCAGGGAGTTGTCAGCCAACAATTGACCTTTTTAGCACCTGAATAGCATAATGTTTGTATCGGCCTGAACAACCGGTAACCTGACCACGATGCGCCACGGAGAACGTCCATGGCGCAGTTACAACTCATCAAACAGTCATCAGGAATCCTGATCCCCGCCACGCCGGAGACCAGCGATTTTCTGCATTCAAAATGTAAGCTCGGCGCGGTTCTCGAAGGTGAATTCCGTCGCGTCCGCAATGCAGCTCTACACCGCAAGTTTTTTTCACTACTGAACCTCGGTTTTGAATACTGGGAGCCAGCTGGTGGAGCGATCACGCCTTCTGAGAAACACATTGTTAGCCGGTACGCCGATTATCTGGCGCAACGAGTAGGCAATGGCGACATACTGGCATCCTATGCTGAGGAGTTCTTCTGCGACCTATCAGCCCGCCGCACATCCAACATTACCGCGTGCAAATCATTCGACGCTTATCGTGAGTGGGTAATCGTCTGTGCCGGTTATTACGACGTGGTATTCCTCCCTGATGGCAGCCAGCGTAAGCGCCCTAAAAGCATTTCATTCGCGAATATGGACGATACAGCGTTTGTGCCGCTCTATACCGAAACGCTGAACGTACTATGGCGATTCATCCTCCACCGTTCATTCAGCAATCAGCGCGAGGCTGAGAACGCCGCCGCGCAGCTGATGAGCTTCGGGGGATAACCAGATGGCGAAATCATGGTTCCACTACAGCGAGTGCACAACCGAACAGGCCGATGAACTTCAGCGGCAGTACCAGCGCCGCGGGGTAGCTGTAACGCGTAGCCTCAATCGCGATTACCTTACCTGGACCGTCAGCGTAGAGCGGCAGGAGGTTAAGTACCTCGAGCCAACGCCGCGGACCTTCCGCCAAAAGGTCTGGGGTTGAGCATGGCCAAGAAACCCCGCCGTAAGTGCGCAAATCAGAACTGCCGCGAGTGGTTCCACCCGGCTCGCGATGGCCAGGTTGTATGCAGCTACGAATGCGCTACTGCCGTTGCCAAAGCGCAGACAGCAAAGAACCGCGCCGAGGCTTTGCGTGCTGAGAAGAAGCGTCAGCGCGAAGAGGAAAAGGCTGGGCGTGAGCGCCGCAAAACACGCCTGGCCGAACTAAGGCCTGCCAGTTATTACAAAGTCCAGGCGCAACAGGCTTTCAATGCCTTCATTCGTGCGCGTGATGCCGATTTGCCATGCATAAGTTGTGGAGAGACCAACCCACCAGATCTACATGGCGGTCAGTGGGACTGCGGCCACTTCAAAACAGTCGGCGCTAATCCAGAACTGCGCTTCGAAGAACGCAACGCCCATAAGCAATGCAAATCCTGCAATGCCGGTTCCGGCAAGTACACAGCCAAAGAGGCGACAGTGGCGAAGAACTACGAAGACGGACTGATCGCTCGTTACGGGCAGGAATATGTCGACTGGCTGAATGGGCCTCACGAAATGACCAATTACCGCCGCGATGACTTTATCCAGATCCGTGACGAGTACCGCGCCAAGCTCAGAAAACTAAAACAGCAGGTAGCAGCATGAAACCAGAACTGATCGAATCGCTTCGCATGCGCTGGCTGCGCCTCCGCATTTATCGCCGCCCGGGAACGGTGCTGGTGGACTATCGCATCCTTCGTAACTTTATTCGCATTTACCTGATGGCAGGAGCCGTAGCATGAACCTCGAAAACACCGTGAAATACCACTTCGCAAAGTCCACGATGATCAGCGACTCCCCGCGCGCCACCGCATCGGATTCTCTGACCGGTACGGATATCATGGCAGCCATGGGCATGACGCAGGAACGCGCGGCTATGGGGTACAGCGCTTTCCTCGGGAAGATGGGGATCAGCCATAACGACCGGGAGAGAGCGATCGCGCTGCTGACCGAATACGCGCTGACAAAATGCGATAAGGTTGCCGCGCTGCGCAAGCTGAGCGAAGGAGTTAAGCCGTTGGTAATGCATCAGCTGGCGACGTTCGCGTTTGAGGACTACTCCCGCAGCGCAGCCAGCGTTAAACAGTGCGATTGCTGCGCGGGGCAGGGGTTTATCGAGGCTGACGTGTTCACCAACAAATACCGTAAGCCAGAAGGCAAGATGACCGTGGCCGGAATGGTGAAAGTTAAAGAGACCGTAAAAGTGTTCTGCAAAAAGTGCAACGGCGCAGGGCGGGTCAGCGCAGCCTGTAGCGATTGCCGGGGGCGCGGAAAAGCCGTAAACCAGAAGGAAACAAAGAAACTGCGGGTGCCAGTATTCAGCACATGTAAGCGCTGCAGTGGTCGCGGTTATGAGCGGATCCCTTCGACTGAGGCCCATGCAGCTGTTTGCCAGATTACTGATGCGATCAGCCTGGATACCTGGAAGAAGTCGGTTAAGCCGTTTTACGACCAGTTGATCACGAAATTTGATATCGAAGAAGCCTGGGCAGAAGCGCAGCTCAAGCAGATAACACGATAA